ACAATTAAAACAACTAGGAGTAAAAATAAATATTAATATATGTGGTCCTATAATTAGTGCTGGAGCATTCTTTTTATTATTACTACTAGATAGAAATCTTTGTACTTTTAGTTATGATGATTTAAGTGAAAATTATATGTTATTTCATGAAGTTTATACTTTATTAGATTCTAATAAAATGAAAGATGATAAAGATTCTTTTTATGTAGCTAAAGAACATCTTGAAAAGATAAATTCAAAACTTTGTGATACAATACACAAATATATTCCTTTAACTAAAGAACAAAATTCAGACTTTAAAAAAGGTCGTGATGTAATAATTGATGTTAAAGATTTTATAAAAAAGGCAAAAGAATTAAAAAGACTACAAGATAAATTACCAAAGGATGTGTTATAATGATTAAAGTATATTCAAAAGAAAACTGCTCAAACTGTAATGAATTAAAATGGATGCTTACTAATAAAGGAATAGAATTCAAAGAAGTTCAAAACGAAAAAGAACTTATGATTGTTGGTTCTAAATCAAGAATTATGTCAGCTCCTATATTAGAAATAAATGAGAAATATTATAGTTTTCAAGATTTTAAAAATTTTCTTGACATTTTAAAATAAATAGTTTATAATGTTTTACATAGAAAGTTGGTTAGACATAAGCGTCGTTATGATGCTTATGTAAGCCATGAAATATATTTCTATATAAAACTTTAAGTAAGATGAAGTTCGAACAAAGCCTATACTCCTTGTATGTTCGTTATAGGTTTCAATCTTACAAGTGGCTTTTGCGCAAGGAATAAACGGAATAGAACATACGCCGTCCTAGTAGAAGCACAACATTGGAGATTAGCTCAGTTGGTTAGAGCGTTAAGCTGTTAACTTAAATGTCATCGGTTCAAATCCGATATCTCCAGCCATGGACGTATGGTATAATGGTTATTACAACCGACTGTCTATCGGTTAATCGGGATTCGATTTCCCGTACGTCCGCCATATGCGTAGGTATGCAAATTGGTGAAGCATGCAGACTGTAAATCTGTTCCCACGTGGTAAACTTGTAGGTTCGAGTCCTACCCTGCGCGCCATAGAGAGTTGGCTGAATTGGTTAAAGCACCAGTCTTGAAAACTGGCATACGTAAAAGTATTTACGGTTCGAATCCGTAACTCTCTGCCATACGGTAGATTATGCTAATCGGTAAGCAAACAGTTTGCTAAACTGTCGTCGTAAGACTTGTTGGTTCGAGCCCAACATCTACCGCCATTACGTGCGTTTGTCCGAGTATTTAGGAGCTTGTCCGCAAAACAAGTTACATTGGTGAAACTCCAATAATGCACTCCATATATTGAGTTAGTTTAATTGTTAAAACATCAGTCTCCAAAACTGAAAGATTTTGGTTAGAATCCAAAACTCAATGCCAAAATATACATCTTTCCTTAGACTAGAAAAAATTCTAGTCTTTTTTTTATTTTTTTCTTGACTTTCTACACTTTATAGTTTATAATTGTATTATAACAAATTAAAGGACGTGATAATATGAAATTAAAAAAACCAGTAAAGGAAGATAAGTTTACTACTATTACTTTTAGAATAGAAAAAGATGTAATAGATTGGTTAACTTTTATTGCAGAAAAAAATGGATTGACTAGAACAGAAGTTTTAAGACAACTAATTAAAAGTCAATATACGGAAGAAATCGGAGATTATGATAAATAAGGAGATGATGAAAATAATGGAATTAAAAGATTATTATGAATTACAAGGCATTGATAATTTTATATCTAATGCTAAAATGTATGATTTAAAATCTAGTTTAATAGCTAGTGGTTTTCCAATGAGACCTGTTATTGATTATACAGAAAACGATGAAAAACTAAAAAACAGAATGAGAAGACTTTGTAATCATCCAATAGGAGCTGGAGAAAACAATTTTTTAAAAGGAGTAATGGTTAATTTTGATATTACTTTGCCAGTTAAGGTATGGACTGAATGGGAAAGATATATCCATTCACCTCTGATTTCGAGTAGTTCAACTGCTCATAAAATCGCCAGTTTCGACGTTAATCAATTTTCTAAAGATACAGACACAAGAATAATAGAACTATGGGATACAATTAGAAAAGAATATCTTGCTGAACCTACAAAAGAAAAATATTTACAGTTACTTCATAGCACTCCTACTGGAGTTTTATTAACAGCAAGGGTAACTTGTTCTATGATGTCTTTAAGAAACATGTACAACCAAAGAAAAGAGCATAAATTAACTGAATGGAGAGAATTCTGTAAATGGTGTTTAACAATTCCTTACTTTAAAGAATTGTGTAATATAAAAGAGGAATAAAAATATGTCTATAAAAGTTAAACAAGGAGAATTAGAAAAGATAAAAATAATCAAACCTAAAACTAAAAAAATAAACGAGTTTAAAGTTAATCTTTCAAAAGAAATTGTTGAAAAACTTGAACATGTTTTTAAAAATATTTAACTTGAAATTTTCCTCTAAAATGTTATAATTTATTAAAGTAAAAAACAACACAACATGGCTATTTTTCTGCACTTCAGGAAAGTAGCCTTTTATTAACTAGAAAGGACATGATTTTATGAAAAAAGTATTTAAACGTAACGGAACAGTTATGAATTTCGATAAAGAAAAAATAGAGAGAGCAATTAGTGCTGCATATAAATCTCTACCTAAAGAACCTAATTTAGAATTAATAAATAAAATTTCACATCAAATAGAAGAAATAAGTAAAGATTTACCAGTAGAAGAAATACAAGATATAGTTGTAAAAAAACTAATGAGTTCTTCTGATAAAGATGTAGCTATGGCATATCAAAGTTATAGAACATTAAAAGAAGATTTAAGAAATAAAGAACAGAGTATTTATAAAAAAATATCCAACCTAGTAGATGCTAATGATTCTAGTATACTAAATGAAAATGCAAACAAAGATGCTAAAACTATTTCAGTTCAAAGAGATTTACTTGCCGGAATAAGTTCAAAAGAGTTTTATTTAAATAAAGTATTACCTAAACACTTAGCGGAAGCTCATATAAAAGGAGAATTACATATACATGATTTAGATTATCTTGTTTTCCAAATCACGAATTGCGAGGTTTGTGACCTTGAAAGAATGTTAAAAGGTGGATGTAAAATTGGAAATGCACTTATGTCAGAACCAAATTCAATAGAAGTAGCTGTCGGACATACAGTTCAAATAATAGCCTCTGTTTCGTCTAATACTTTTGGCGGATGTTCAATTCCATATTTAGATAGAGCTTTAGTTCCTTATATTAAAAAAAGTTTCAAAAAACATTATCTTAATGGATTAAAATATATTTCAGGAATAGAAGAATGTGATTTAAAAACAATAGAACATGATAATGAAGAGTGTCAAAAAAGATATCCTAAAGCTTATAAGTATGCTTGTGATATGACAGAAGAATCAGTTAAACAAGCAATGCAAGGATTAGAGTACGAAATTAACTCATTATCAACTGTGAACGGTTAACTTTGGCTCGTCTTAGAAGTGATTCTAAGAGGTGTTGCGTGAACGTAGAAATACGGTGTGTGATTAAAAAAATCATGCTAACGGTGAATGGACAAATTCCAAAATTTGTACTATAATATATACGGTGATGAAAAATGTATATAGTTTATAAAATAACAAATTTAAAGAATGGAAAAATTTATATAGGACAAACAAAAAACTTTAAAAGAAGAATGAAACAACATTTTTATGAAATTAGTTCTTCAAATTCATTATTAAAAGAAGCGATAAAAGAATTTGGAAAAGAAAATTTTAAAATAGAAATTTTAGAAGAAACTTATTTCAAATTTCAAGCATATTATAAAGAAGAATTTTTCATTAATCTTTATCAAAGTTTTGATTCTGAAAAAGGTTATAATGTTAAATTTGGTGGAAATAATTATAAACAACCAGATAGTATTAAAAAGAAAATTTCAGAATCTCAAGTTGGTGAAAAAAATCATATGTTTGGAAAAAAAGGTGCTTTAAATAAAACTTCTAAAAAAATAATAGAACTAAAAACAAACAAAATTTATGAAAGTATAAATTTAGCAGCTCAAGAATTAAATCTTAATTTTAGCCATATTGCTGCTGTATGTAGAGGCTCTAGAAATTCAACAGGTGGTTTTATATTTAGATTCATAGATGAAAATAATCAAATAATAGAAAACGAAAGGTCTTCTATTAGTAGAGCTAGAAGAATAAAATGTAATGAAACAAATAAGATTTATAATTCTTTTAAAGAGATTCAAGAAGATTTAAACAGAAACATAGATTCTGGAAATATAATAAAAAACATAAAAGGGAAAAATAAAACTTCTTATGGATATACTTGGTCTTATGTAGATTAACCGAATACCGTGCCACTCCTTGAAAAAGGAAGGTGTAGAGACTATCCCATTGGTCTGAACAGTATAAATAAAAAGACAATAGGAGTAGGGCTTATGATAGGAAACTACGTAAGTGGGTGAAAACCCCTTAAATCGAAGCGTGCAACTCTGCTTATGCAGATGAAGAGATAGTCCACTTTTGGAGTAGTGCAAACTCCTTTTACAACTATTGGTATAGGAACTGAAACTTCTTGGGAAGGAAGACTTGTTCAAAAATATGTTTTAA